AGCAGTGTCGCTAACTGGCCCTATTTCCATCTTGCTGTCCCTCAACAGGAAAACAATTGATATTGGCAGCTACCGTCCTTCGTTCACCCTCGCCTTGGAAGGGGTAAACCATGTGCTGCATCCATGATGGGAACATATATAAGCGCCCCACCTGCGGCCTTACTACGACGTTCTGCGTAGGCTTGAGCCGCTCTCTATCCCATGTACTGCTCTGCCCGTAATTGAAGCACAAACAGCCATCACTTTCGCCAGAGGCGTTATACAACCCGAACTCTTGCGATCCCGGTCTTGGCCCCTGCACTATCTGAGGCGGCACCTTAGTCCATGTCGTACAGCTAATACCCATTACCGTCTTCGTGCCATGATCGTGGATCGGGTTGTAATCACCCTCGTAGCTATGCACTGACCATAGCTCATCCATTTCGACGTTTCTGTTACCGTCCAGTGCCTGACCAGATTGGGCCATGAACTGGTTGATATAGGTCACGCCCATCTCGCACAAGAACCTAGAAAACGGTGCCAGCCTTGGATCTTCGTGATCCATTACTAGCTGCTCGCCTGTCTTGATCTGGCCCACTAGCGTATGCGCTGCGCTGACCTTGTCATTTTGTGTGACTAACTCATCAAGGTAGTCGTTACACGAATCAACAAACTCTGTCGGGATGTCTAGTTCCATCAGAAACACTGACGGCAACGGGTGCATCTGAAACTGTATTTCAGCCATTTACGACTTCTTCAGTCTCTTCTTCGCCTTCTTCCTCTTCGGGATCGACTATCTGAGCGTCAGCTTGTACCTTGATCTTCATCATCAAAGGCCATGTGCCTGACTTACTTGGCATATCACCAAGGATCGCTAGGATTGCGTTGATCTCGTTTTCTTCTAGGCTAATTTGCACGGTCTATTTTTCCTTATGGTGTGTATGCTTTGGCTGCGGTTACAGCAGAGTCAATGGCGGTAAAGTCTTCTGAACCCCAATCATCCAGAGCCTTGCCTGCTTCCAAGTACCCAGCACTACTCAGTACACGCTCTTGCTTTTTTTCATTGGTCAGATCGTTGCCGTACTCATTGTCGGCGTCCAACACACTGGTGATAACATTCGCGCCATCTAGCATCGCTTGATACATCTTGGCTTTTTCTTCGTCGGTACGGGCTACTGCTTCTTCAGACATAATGTCCTCCTTATGATTCTAGCGCGGCGACACGCGCAGTAAGTGATGTGATGATTGCGTCTTGGTCTTGAATGGCTTTGACAAGGATTGGTATAAACTTTTCATACTTGAGTCCGTACTGTTTGCCATCATCTGAAAGCGATACAGTCAAGTTTTTACTAGCGGCGGCGGTGTACCCAGCAGCTTCCTCAAGAGCTTGTACAGCCTGTGCCTTAAAACCGACATCCATCCAATCTTCTTTGTGCGTACCGTCTGGTGTTTGTGCGTCAAGATCGTAGTCTTCAGCGTACTTATCACCGTACTTAGAACGCTTGTCCCAATAGTAAGTGACAGGTTCTAAGCCTTTAACAAAATCCAAGCCAAGGTCTAAGTCAACAAAATCCGTCTTATCGCGTTGATCGGAGGATACAGTGAGAGCAACTTGAATGTGAGCACTCGCTATGTTTTCGTCGCCAAAGACTATTCCGTTAATGCCACTTACAGTGGCTCCGCCGGGACTGCCTGTAATTCCTGCATCATGACCTAGCAGTAAGTTGTTGTAGCCAGAAGTAAGAGCGTTTCCTGCGTTAAAACCAACACAAGTATTGTCTCTACCAGTTACAGTGCCGCTTTGAGCAGTAAGACTACCGACAAAAGTATTATGAATTCCTGTGCTCAAGTTGTTGCCAGAGGCATAGCCAACAGCTACGTTGTAGGCGTTTGTCGCTGTAGTAAAGTTTTGCTCATTTAACGCAGCCGTCCCTATAGATGTGCTTCTACCGCCCAATGTATCTGAGGATAAAGAGTTCGTACCAACAACTGTATTGCCATAAGAGGCAGTAAGTGCGTCACCTGCCAGACCACCGATTAGGGTGTTTTCAGTTCCAATGGTGACTGACTCACCTGCACTGTATCCCACCGCTACGTTGTAAGTGCTAGTAGCCGTAGTAAAGTTCTGCACTTTTAACGCGCCCCTACCAATAGCTACTGACTGACTTCCTAATGTGTCACCGCTTAGTGCCAAGGCTCCAATAGCCACGTTGTCGGATGCGTTGGTTAAAGCATCACCTGCTTCGCCTCCCAAGAGGGTATTACGGATTCCTGTGGTGACGTTTTCTCCCGCCAAATATCCAATTCCGATATTGTAATTATTTGTAGCGGTAGTGAAATTTTGAACAGATAGAGCGCCGTAGCCAATCGCAACAGCGTATTGACCTAGTGTGTCGTTAGTTAAAGCTGCTGTGCCAACTGCTACATTACGCGCACCCTGAGTCAACGCATCACCTGCTAGAGCGCCGATAAGGGTGCTGCCAGTTGCCGAAGTGACTGCTGCACCTGCTTCGTGTCCAACAGCCGTATTGTAAGAATCCGTAGCTGTTGTGAAATTTTGAACGCTTAATGCGTTATGTCCTATTGCTACGGATCTACTACCTAACGTGTCGGTGGTTAGTGCTTGATATCCAATTGCAACATTCCGGTCTGCATCAGTCAGGGCATCGCCAGCAAGGCCACCAATAAGCGTATTGCGAAGTCCCGTGGTGACTGAGGTTCCTGCTTGTGAGCCTACAGCCACATTGTAAGCATCTGTCGCTGTTGTATGGTTTTGACTGCGTAAAGCAAAATGACCAAGAGCTACGCTGTGACTTCCTAGCGTATCTGAACTCAACGACCCATTACCTACAGCGACGTTAAAGTCAGCATCCGTTAAAGCGTCACCTGAGTTGCCACCGATGAGCGTATTTTTGGTTCCTGTAGTGACATTTGCGCCTGCTGCGTAGCCAACAGCTACATTGTAGTGTTCAGTCGCAGTAGTGAAGTTTAGTGATTGAAGAGCAGCATCACCGATAGCCACGGCCCTGCTTCCAAGAGTGTCTGCCCCTAAAGCATCGCGTCCCACCGCCGTGTTGTTGCTTCCAGTAGTAAGAGCATCACCTGCAAGACCACCGATGAGAGTATTTTGAATACCCGTGGTGACTGACAGACCTGCACCTTCTCCTACAGCAACATTGTAAGTATCTGTAGCAGTAGTGAAGTTTTGAGCAAACAAAGCAGCATTACCAATCGCTACACTTCTCTTACCTAAAGTATCAGAAGATAAAGCCTGATAACCGACAGCAACATTGGTTATGCCTGTAGTTAAAGCATCTCCTGCTTGGGCACCGATGAGGGTGTTTTTGGTTCCCGTGGTGACTGCTCCACCTGCAACATAACCAACTGCTGTATTATTGCTATCTGTAGCCGTAGTGAAGTTTTGAGCATTTAACGAAAACGCACCTACAGCGGTTGATTTGCTTCCTTTAGTATCTGCTGTGAGTGATTGATGTCCTATTGCTGTATTATGGTCAGAATCAATTAGAGCATCGCCAGCGTTTGACCCCACAAACGTGTTGTCTGTGCCAGTAGTAATCGCAGTACCCGCTTCATCGCCCACAACCACGTTGTAGTTGCCGCCAGAGGTAATGGAGTTACCTGCGTTGACACCTACACGGACGTTGGATGTGCCTGCGGATGGGGTAGATAACTCGCCGCCTACTGCTAAATTCCCAGCAAGTTCTAGGTCATCCATCTCGTAAACAACTGCGCCTGATCCTGCGCCATCGGTAGATACAATCTTAGTCTGACCAGCGGCTATGATTACGTTCGCACCAGAGCCTTGGGTAAGCGTCAAAGCAGCAGCAGTCTCGTTACGCATGACCCAAGTATGAGATAGCGTGTTAGGCGCAAGAGTAACTGTACAAGCTGTACCACCGCCAGTGAGACGCAAAAATAAGGATCTGAACTCGTCTGAGGTACCGTCTGCCATCGTAATGGTGTGTGTAGACGCATCCGGTATTGTTTCTGCGCCTACTCCCATAGCCTCTGCAATTAGCTCTAAATTTGTATTCGTACTGGTGCCCCAGCTACCCGATTCATCGCCTGTGGCAATCTCTTTGAGCCGTAGGTCGTTAACATAAGTTGCCATTTAAGCTACCTCTTCCCAATTAGGAGTTTGACTGTCGGTAATAGCAGTCCAACTCGGTGTTTGACTATTCGATATAGTTGAGTAATTCGGCGTCTGACTATCATCTACTAAGCCCCAAACATTAACAATGTTAACTATACCTGTTGCAGATACTCCCGTAACGCCAATAACAGTATCGGCAACTGCTACATCCCCAACCGCCCCAGTGCCTGCGACACCCGTTGGAACAATTGTTTGGCCCAATCCAATAGAAACCGTACCAGCCGCTGAAGTACCTGCAACACCTGTTGGAGAAGCAACTGCGCCACCTGTAGCAGTGACTGTGCCAACGGCGCTAGTGCCTCCAATACCCGTAACCGAGACATTCGCGTCTGCGGAGATAGTAGTTGTCGTAACTGCCCCAGTGCCCGCAACGCCTGTTGGAGATACGTTAGCTCCTGCACTGACCGTAACCGACCCAACAGCGCCTGTACCTGCAACACCAGTGACCGAAGTGCTTGCATTCCCAATAACCGTAACCGACCCAACAGCGCCTGTACCTGCAACACCAGTGATGGAAACAGTAACGCCCGACCCTTCGATGATCGTGACGGAGCCGATTGACCCTGTTGCAGAAACGCCTGTGACAGAAACATCTGCACCTGCACTGACTGTGACTGTGGTGACTGCACCAGTACCTGCAACACCTGTGACCTCAATAGGATCTGCTTGACCCCACGGGCCTTCGCCCCAAGTGCCTCTGCCCCACCCATTAAGATCTGCCACATACTACTCGCTACGCGATGCGAATAATCGCGTTAGACGCATCTGCTGTTGGGAACTGGATCGTAAAATCGCCAGCAGTTGAGGTCTTATCCCCACCAAAAGCTAACGTACAAACAGCTTTATCGCTCTGAGTATCGTTGTATATAAGCGCACCGTTTGCAGTGATCGTGCTAGAACTGAATGTAAGGTCAGAAAAATCACAAAGTGCTGTAGTGCCTGACGTTGTAGGCGTCACACTGGTTAACGCTGCACCTGCCGCTGTGTATCCTGTACCAGACACTTCGTTAGATGTTGAGTAAGCGGTAGTGCTTGCGCCCAAGGAAGCCGAACTTGTATATAAAGCTAGCTTGAACGTATTGCCAGAGGTGGCAGTAAAATTATGCGTGCCAACAAGTATTTCTTGCTTGAAAGACGTACACATAGCTGTAGATATAGCCATTATAGACTCCTAATTATGTCTGCCATGTCTTTATGGCCTTGACGTTCCAGTTCGGCAATCATCGTCGTTCTATCGCTTTTGATCGCTTCTTTTATGTAGTGTAGAGCCGTAGCCCTGACTGCTTCCTTGAACGCTTCCGCTTGTTGCGCTATCACAGGGTGACAACTGCTACCCACACTGACGATCCTGCCTGCGGCAGCTTGTGCCCAAAACTCAGGGTCATGCCCTTTGTTTTCTGTAGTAGCAACGAAAACATTACCTACTTCTATTTGCGGAGTTTGTAATAACATATAACTTCTTACTGTACTGCTAGTCTAGCTTGCCCAGAACGATACGTGTCAGAACGCAACTTACCGTCACCCAACACCTTGAGTAATGACATAGCTGATACGTACATCTTGTCGTAAAGCGCAATCATATCAGGCTCACCCTTCATAAACCGTATAGCCTCTACTAGAGAACCGTTTAGTAACGCAGAGTCAAATTCTTCTCCCAGCCACGAAGTGCCCGCTGTGACAATAGATTCGGGGTAGTACCCATAATGAAGCTCTGTCGAGTAGTTGCTATCAGGCGTAGGCCCAAGAATAAACGCATCATCATTGAATATAGCGTAGTGCTTAGGTAGTCCCGTTGATGTGCTGGTAGGGTATGCCTCACGTACAAAATTAACGTCTTTGTTTAGCAGAAACGTGTAGTTACCACTGCCGTCTATGACTGCTAGGCTGTATACGTACAGAAAATCGGTAGGAACTGACAGATATACGTTACTCGCTGTCATGGTTCCAGTAACATTTTTACGCAGCGCGGGTATCTGCACAGCGTTATATATCTTCTGCTCCGCTTGTTTCGTGAACATAGCGAGCTGGTCATCTGTAAACGTAAGCTCACAAATGTCCTCAATGTTTGTTTTTAGCTCGGTATAGTTCATGTTTTATGCCATAGGGCCACGGGCCATAAGTCCTTTTGTGGCAGCGCCTGTGCCGCGAACTTTGATTCCAGTAGTTTTTACACCTTTCATATCGGGCTTAGGTGCATCTTTTACTTCTTTGATCTTACTATCTTTTTTCATAGCTATTCTCTAAGTTGTTGTAACTGTTACGGTGCCTATCTGACCAGTTGCTACTAGATCATTAGGAGTTAGGCCGAAAGGATCATCT